CGACATGCTCAAGCAGGTTCTGGTGCGCACGTTCGGCGAGGCCTTCGAAAGCGAGGCCGACCTGAAGGGGATCGATGCTGCGGCCCTCAGGCGCCGCACCGATGCGCTGGCCCGGCCCGCGAAGGATGGCGACCGCGATGTCGTGGACTTCCCGCTGGGTGTCGTGCCCGAACAAGTCCGTTTCATCACGGCAGCGGCGGATCCCGGTCACCGCAAGGTGGACTTGCTGCTGCGCGGCTGGGACCTCGAAGGCCGGTCCTGGCTGATCGATCGCCACACCATCCGACAGCGCCGGCATGCCGATGGCGTGATGCGCGATATCGACCTCGTCAACGTGCAGGACGACTGGCACGTCCTCGACGATGTCATCGACCGGATGCTGCCGATGCAGAGCCGGCCCGGGTTCGCGATGCCGGTTGCGGTGCTGCTGATCGACAGCGGCGACGGCAACATCACGAACAAGGCCTACGAGTACGCCCGGCGCGCCTCCGATCGCAAATGGGGCGCCTGGGCTCGGGTCCGCTGCATCAAGGGCATGGGCGGCAAGCGCCCTCACCTCGGCCTCAAGCCGACGATGCTGAGCGTGGACGACGACGGCAAGAAGATCGAACCGGCCGTGGCGCTGCACATCGCGGGCGTGGACGGATTGAAGGACGACATCTTCGGCAACGACGAAGGCGCCGGTTACCTGCTGATCGATGACGGTTCGCCGGGTCAGATCTACTTCGCCGCGAACTTCCCGCAAGCCGGGTACGACGAGCTATTCCGCGAGCCCAAGATCGAGGGGAAATATGTGCGCAACGGCGCACAGGAGACCATCGACTTGCTCGCCTACACCGAATGCGGACGGCTGCTGCTTAAGCCCGACCGCCAAGACATCAAGTGGGCTGAAGGCAAGCTGCCGCCTTGGGCCACGCCCGTGTCACTCAAACCGAAGGGGGGTGATCCTGCAATCGGCGGGCGAGATGAAGGCGCCGCGCCGGCCCGTCCCGCACCAACCCGCGTGTCCCCTTGGGAGCGCATGAACAGGAAATGAGATGATCCAACGCACGCCTACGGAGATCGCAGCCGAGCTGGCCGACGTTCGCGCCGCGCGTGCGGCGTTCATCCGTGGCGAGCGCATCGTCGATGTTTGGCGCGACGGCAAGCGGCTCAAATTCTCGGAAATGGGCCTCGAAGACTTCAACACCGCGATCACGTCGCTGGAAAGCGAGTACGCGGGGGCGGTTGATGGGGAAAGCGGTCGCCGCCGCCGCCGTCCCACCCGACTTGCGTGGAGAAATTGATGTCTCCCGAGCACTACAAGAAACAGCGCGGAAGCGCCGCCGCGGCCTTCACCTTCTTCCCCGGCGGCGGTCAGCGCCGCGACGCCGCCCGCCACGACCTGACCGAGTTCTCCGGCTGGGCACCGGGCATGAGGTTCGCTGGCGCTTCGCGCGACTACGGCCTCGATACTATACTCGGGCGCAGCCGCGACCTCGACGAGAACAACGGCTGGATCAACGCCGGTCTGGACCGCCGCGTCGAATCCGTCATTGGCGTCAACATCAGGCTGAGCGCCCAGCCCAAGTACGAACTGCTCGGCCGCGATTATGCCTGGCGCATGAAGTGGACCGGCATCACGCAGGCCCGCTTCGACGTCTGGGGCAACGACATCGAGCACCGCAACGATGCCCAGCAGCGCCTGACGTTCGGCGCTCAGGCCCGCCTCGCCTATCTGGGCTACGTCCGCGACGGAGAAGCCTGTGCTGAGGTCCGCGACGATGCGCGCGGGCTCACGAATACCACCAACCTCTTGCTGATCGAACCGGAGCGCGTCGGCACTCCGCCGCTGCTCAAGGGTAGCGAAGGGCCGCTGCTGCGCGACGGCATCGCCTTCGATGCCAACGGCGCCATGACCGGGGCATGGGTCGCCTCGCGCCACCCGGGCGACACCACCGCCACGCGGGACAAGGAGCGCTACACCTTCATCCCCGTGCGCGGGAAGACCGGCCGCGCCAAGTTCATCCACGTCTTCAATCCGCGCCGGGTAGACCAGAACCGGGGTATCAGCCGCCTCGCCGAGATCATGGTCCCGGCGAAGATGATCGACCGCGTCGACCGCGCCGAGGTCAATGCGGCGCTCAAGTCCGCGCTGTTCTCCATCTTCATCGAGTCCGCCGGTTCGCCGGAAGACATCGGCGACATGCTCGCGCCGGCGGCGGACGACGATGATCTCGATCCGTGGCTCGCCGCCTACATCAACTATCGCGGCGAGCACCCTGCCCGCGTCGACGGCGCCCAGGTCAATCAGCTCTTCCCTGGCGAGAAGGTGCACACGCCCGCGGCGACGCACCCGAACAGCAACTACCCCGATTTCATCCGCTTCGTCCTGCAGAAGATCGCGGGCTCGCTGGGTGTCAGCTACCCCCAGCTCTCGCAGGACTGGTCGGGCATCAACTATTCCTCGGCGCGGGCTCTGCTCAACGAACTGTGGCGCTCGTTCATGGAAGACCGCTGGTTCTTCACGCAGCACTTCCTGACGCCGATCTATGCCGCGTGGCTTGAGGTCGAGGTGGCCAACGGCGACGTGAAGGTCCCCGGTGGTCCCGCGAACTTCTACCGGAACAAGACCGCGCTCTGCATGGCGGAGTGGATCGGCCCCGGGCGCGGCAGCGTCGACCCGCTCAAGGAGGCGAACGCCAACAATCTCGATACCGCCGCCGGTCGCATGTCCACGGTCGAAGCCATCCTCGAACGTGGCCGCGACCCCGAGGACGTGCTTGCCGAGGAGCAGTATTATCAGGACCGCCGCAAGGCGCGCGGGCTCGATCCGATCAACCACAACCTCAAGGCGGCCACCGCCGCCACCGAGGACGCGGCGCAGGAAGATGCCGCCGGCGATAACGCCGCGCCGCCCACGCCGCCCGCGCGCAACAGACAGCAGGAGCCCGCATGACCTCGTTCCCGCTCTGGGCTGAGCGCCTGTACAATCGCCCTCTGGCGCTCGACGAGTTCAAGAACGAAGTCCTGTGCGAGTTCGCGCAGTCCCGCCTGCTCGGCACCAAGGCTGAAAAGATCACCGCCGTCACGCTGGATCGCCCGGCGGTATCGGCGATGGCCGACGAAGCCAGCTTCTACCGCGACGGCGAGCGCCTTCCCTACGCGGTGAAGGGCGACATCGCCGTCATCCCGGTGCGCGGCACGCTGGTACATCGTGGAAGCTGGCTCGACAGCGAAAGCGGACTGGTCGGCTATGATCGGATCATCCGGCAGGCCCGCGCCGCACGCAACGACCCGCAGGTCTCGGCGACGTGGATTCCGTTCGATTCCGGCGGTGGGGAGTGCGCTGGCATGTTCGCCGCCGCCGAGGAATTGGCGAGCATGGCGAAGGCCGAAGGCGGCAAGCCGATCTATGCCTGGCTGGATGAGCGCGCCTGCAGCGCCGCCTACGTTCTCGCCAGCGCCTGCGACAAGATCTACGGTCGCCAGGAGATTATGGGCGCATCGATCGCTGCGATCATCAACATCCTCGACAAGTCGGTCGCGTATCAGAAGGCGGGCCTCGAACCCATCGCGATCCGCGCCGAGTGGGCCGACCGAAAGGCGCGGGGCCAGGCGGGCGAGAAGATCGACAAGGACACCATCGCCCGCCTGGGCGCCATCGTCGATGAGACCAGCGAGCAGATCGTCGAGTTCGTTTCAGCCATGCGCGGCAAGACGCCGAAGTCGATCCGCGACCTGCGCGGTGAAGTCCTCACCGGGCCTGACCTCCTCAAGTTCGGCCTGATCGATGGCATCATGTCCGAGGACGAAGCCTGGGCCGCGCTCAAGGCCGAAGCCCGAGCCGCCTGAGCGGCGAAACCAAGGAACCAGCAATGGCAACCAGCAAGCGTCTGTCCGCGCATCGCGAGGCCGTGCGCAGCGCCGCCGATAGCGCGCCCGACGACGACAAAGATCTGACCCCGGAAGAGCCGGGTAACGAAGACCGGGAAAACCCTCCCACCACCACGTCCAACAAGAAGGAGAAATCCGTGGACGAAGAAACGAAGGCCGCCCTCGAAGCGGCACGGACGGAGGGCCGCGACACCGGCTTCAAGTCCGCAAACGAGCGCATGAACACCGTCTTCGCTTCCGAGCACTACGCCGGGCGCGAAGCCGCTGCCGCGAAGATGCTCGGCAAGCCGAACCTGTCGGCCGAAGACATCGTCGACCTGCTCGCCGACATGCCGAGGGCGGAGCCCCAGGGCGGCGCAGGCCTGACCGAAGAGCAGCAGCGCGCTGCCGCCGAGGAAGCTGGCCGCAAGGAAATGAAGGCCGCGCTCGAGGAGAACAACAACAGCGACATCGACGCTGGCGGTGGCGGCGACGGCAAGCCCGACAAGCGCAAGGCCGCCGACGACGTCTGGGCCAAGGCCTACGGCCTCACGGAAGGAGCGAAGTAAATGCCCGCAGTTACCTTCGAGAACCGCCGCGACGGCTGCTACCTCGGCGAGAGCGCAGCCCTCAACATCATCAACGAGGAGATCATCGTCGCGTCCGGCGCCGGTGTGCTCCTTCCGGGCACGATCATCGCCAAGATCACCGCCTCGGGCAAGTACGTGGTCCACGACCCCGCGCTCTCCAACGGCGCCCAGCTCCCGGCCAACGCCATCATCCTGTTCAACCGGGTCGATGCGACCAGCGCTGACGTCAAGGCGGTCGGCACGGTGAATGGCCCGGCCACCATCAACGGCAATATGCTGACCTACCTGACCGGTATGTCGGCGCCGAACATGCTCGCCGTCCGCAACGCCCTGCGCCTCAAGGGGCTCAAGGTGCTTCCGCAGCACGCCGGCGAATAACGCCGCCAGCCTCTCCTAGAAAGGAACCTACCAATGGCCATTTCCATGGCAGTTTTCGGCGGCGATGCGTTCACGCAGGCCGCCATGATCCGCGGCATCGATCGCCGTCCCTACGTCCCCAACCAGCTCGACAGCATCATCGGTTTCGAGCCCGTCCGCGCGACGACCGACACCGTCTACGTCATCAGCCGCAAGCGGTACGTGAACCTCATCCGCACCACGCTTCGCGGTGCGCCTATCGAGATGGCCGTGCCGGATGACAAGGACGCGCGCCCGCTGCGTATTCCGCGCCTCGCCAAGGGCGACAAGCTGTACGCGCACGAGCTGGCGAACATCAGCCCGCTCGAAGACGAGACGGAAACGGATCGAGGTGCCGCCGAAGTCGCCAAGAAGCAGGACAAGCTGATCGGCGACACCGAAGCCACGTTCGAGAACATGCGCAAGGGTTCGCTGAACGGCTTGATCCTCGATACCGACGGCTCCACGCTGGTCAACTTCTGGACCGAATTCGGGATCACGCAGCCGAGCGACATCGATTTGACGCTCGACGATCCGAACATGACCATCGGGCAACTCCGCGAGAAGATCGCCACGCTCATCGTCATGCCGATCGCTCGTGCATCGGGCGCAGGCAATGACCCGCGCTTCCGCGTCCGTGCGATCGTCGGCGACGCATTCTGGTTCGCTCTGACCGGTCACCCGGCGGTCGAGAAGACCTACAACAACTGGGCGGCGGCGGCAGAACTTCGCGGCGAATTGCTGTGGACCGGCTTCCCGCTGGGTGGCGTCGAGTTCTTCCACTATCGCGGCACCGACGACGGCTCGACCATCGCCATCCCCACCAACAAGGCGAAGTTCTTCCCTGTCGGTGTCCCGGGCATGTGGCAGCACGTCATGGGTCCGATGAACGAGTCCATGCCGCTGCTCAACCAGCCCGGCCGCCGCTACTACCCCTTCCTCGAGAAGGACAAGAGCGAGAAGCAGCAGTGGGTGCAGCCGGAGATTTACTCCTACCCGCTCTTCGTCAACGCGCGTCCGGACCTGGTCCTGACGGGCACGATCTGAGGAGGCCGACATGGCTGACAAGATCAGGGTTCGCGTCCTCACGCAGAAGGTCTTCCACGACGGGCTGAGCATGGTTGTGCTCAAGCCCGGAAACGAGAAGGTCGATCCTCGCCATCTGCAGACGCTCTTCGACGAGGGCGTCATTGCAGACCCGGGCAAGGACGCGCTGCGCCGCGCCGCCGTCGCCAGTGGCTTCTCGGACGCGGGCGAAACGAAGGGCGTCGGCGACGACTCCTTCAGCCAGCCCATCGGCGCCTTCACCGAGGAGCAGGAACGCAACCTCGCTGAGCAGAGCCAGGCAACCGCCGGGGACGAAGATGACGAAGACGTCATCGCCGAACTGCGCGAGCGCATCGCCGAGCTGGAAGGGGAGAACGCCGAGATCGCCACGCTCCACACTCGCGTCACCGAGCTGGAAACGGAGCGCGACGAACTGCTCGCCGAACTCGAAGAGGCCGACAAGCAGATCGCGGAACTCACCCCGGCGGAGAACGCGGCCGATGCCGACCAGACCGGTGACGACCTCGGCGCCCTGCGCGAGAAGTACGAGAAGCTGGCCGGAAAGAAGGTGTTCAACGGCTGGGACGCCGAGACCGTTCGCGCCAAGATCGCCGAGCTGAAGGCTGATGCCGACCAGACCGGTGACGAAGGCGATGCGCCCCCGGCCTGATGCCCATCCCTCGCCTTGAGGATCTTGATCAGATCCTCGACCGCAAAACGACCGACTACCTGGGCGACACCATCCGCTATCGTCCCGCCGGTGCCCCGGCGTTCGGCAGCATCTCCGCTGACGTGAAATACGTCGATGGCGAGCTGCCGTTCGACGGTGGCGAGGTGATCGCCCAGGACATCACCGTGTCGGTCCTCATGGTTGACGTTCCGGCCAAGCCCGGCCGGGGCGTCACCCTGCAGCTTCCCAAGGTGCCGAACCGCACCTTCCGCCCCGTCAACGTGCGCCGCGACCAGATGGGCACGAGCTGGGCGTTCGAACTCAAGGACGTGAACAGCAATGCCTGATCCGCGTCCCACCGCGCAGACCAAGATCGTCGAGGCCTACGCGGCACTGTTCCGCGGCTATGCCCCGCTCGCGGGCACGACGTTTGAAACTGATCGCGACCCCGACGACGGCATTGATGCCGACACCGAACTCGACTGCGTGGTCATCTCGGTGGAGTCGTGGACGTTCCAGAACGACTTCAGTCAAGGCCAGACCAAGCACCGCATGGTGCTGAACTTTGACCACCTCGAATCCAGCGCCCGCGCCGGGAAGGTCAGCCGCGCTTCGATGGAGAAGATCGCGCTGGTCCTTGAGGCCATCGGCACCGATCCTGTGCTCGGCGGCCGGATCGAGGACTTCGACGAGCGCGACGTCGCCCCGCCCATGGACAACGGCAAGTCGATCGGCGGCTCGTCACTCCAAGGCGTCGCCACCTTCTACACCCCCCGCCGCGACCACTTCACCATCATCGGTGTCGGCGGCGACCTGTTCTGAGCCCGCAAGGAGCAACCACATGAACCGCCTGCCCTCCCTTCCCTCGGCCACGGTCGAGTTCAACGTGCTGCACGACGCCCTCGAAGCGGGCGACGATCCGGTCCTGGCAGCAGCCAAGGCCGTTGCCGCCGGTCGCGGCGAAACCCTTGACGAAGGCACCGGCCTCTCCGGCAAGAAGCGCCCTGAGCTGGTGAAGATCGCCGCCGCCGAAGGTGTCGTTGTCGCCGAGGGTGACACCATCCCCGAGATCATCACCGCCATCGAGGCCCGTCGCGTCGCTGCGCTGATGGACGCCACAGGCATCGAACAGGCGCCCCCCACTCCGCCCGCCACCGCTGGCGATGCCCCCGAAACCCCCGCGCCCGACGGCGCCGACGGCGACTGACGCCAGCAAGGAAGGATTGCCATGTCCCGCAAGGCCAATGAAACCGCGTTCGCGCTCAAGATGCAGACGCTTCCCAACGTCTACGACGCGCCGAACTCCACCACCGACATGATGGCGATCTCGAACCTGCAGTTCGCGATCAACGGTGTCACGGTGCAGAATGCCGAATACACCGGCAGCATCCACAAGAACGGCGACGACCTGGCGGGCAAGACCGTTTCGGGCTCGTTCAACGTCTACCTGCGCCCCCCGGGCGGCGCCGACGTTCCCGCTGCCGACGCCTTCCTGCTCGGTCGCATCCTCAAGGCCGCGAAGTTCGCCGAGGTTCGGACCACCACCGCGATCCCCGCCGCTCCCGCGACGCTCGGCAGCGGATCGGACACCACCCATGCCGTGCTGGGCACCGCCGCCGGCTCGACGGACGATCTCTACAAGGGCATGGCGCTGGTCCTGTCCGACCTCGCCGCGACCGCATACGATCGGGTGACCGCCGTTCGCCATTACGCCGGGGCCACGAAGAGCGCAGAGCTGTTCGAGGTCCTGGGCACCGCCCCGGCCGCCAACTACCAGATC